CCGTAAAGCTGTCCAGTTGATTGATGGTGGCAATTTTCTGATTTGGGAAACCCCGAATGATGAGGATAAATGGTCGTATGTGGTTGGTGCGGACATTGCTGAAGGCTTGGAGCATGGTGACAATACGGTTGCCTGGGTGATTTGTGTGCAAACGAACCGCCCTGTGGCGGTTTGGCATGGTAAAATTGATCCTGATGTGTTCGGTGAGGAAGTTTTGCCTGCTATCGGCTGGTATTATCGGCATGCCGTGATCGCCCCTGAGGTGAACAACCATGGTTTGACAGTTTTGAAGGCACTTCAACGTGTCGGCTATCAGCGTATTTATCGTCGTCGGACGCTGACAAAGCGTTCCGACCGTCCGTTGGAGTCGATGGGCTGGTTAACGACGCAAACCACTAAGCCTTTGGCGATTGACGAGTTGGCTGCATATCTTCGTGAGGTTGAAAATATCCCCCACGGGTTGACTATTGCTGAACTTCGGACGTTTACTCGTAATTCTTCGGGCAAAATGTCGGGTTCTCCGCATGATGACACGGTGATGGCTCTTGCTATTGCTGTTCAGGCCCGCAAATATGCGATTGTGGAGAAGATTGGTGACAAGATTGATGCCCGAAAAATTGAGGGGTCGCTGAAATGGTGGGAAACGCAGATGGGTGCGGTGTCTGATAAGCGTAAGGGGTTGCGTCCGAACGTTTTTGCGTAACGTTTCTGTGGAAACGTGACGTTTCTGGCCGATAGTGTATGATCGAATGTCCTGCCTGCCATGTTGAGTGGCCCGAAGATCGGTTTAACGGTATCCATCCCGAGTGTTTCAAGTGTCGTGTCGCCAATCTGAGCGTTTCGTTCGGCCCTGCGGGTAAAGAATTTTGGCATGGAACCACAACCAAGGAATATGCGGAGAAAACTGTTCGTCAGGCGAAGGCTAATGGCCTTGATCCTGTTCCCGTTCACTCCGCTAGTGTCCATGCTTCGGCTGCGGGTATCAAGAAACTTGAAACGTCGGCACAAAAGGTGGCTAGCTAATGCAGAGTGACAACAACAACCAGGAAAACGAGCAGGCCGAGACCCCAAAGACCCCAAGGAACCCGAAACTTCTTGAAAAGAAGGTGAAGCAGGCTATTGCTTGGCGTTCCAGCGCCAAGTATGATGAATCTTGGTCGAAGATGATCAAGATGTACTCTAACCAGTACGATTATCCTGAACTTGCCATGTATGAGGACGTTGTGGCACCCAACATGGTGTTCTCTACGGTGAACGTGATCGTTCCGAGCATTGCGATCAACTATCCGAAGATCACGGTGACCCCTCGGAAGCCTGAGGGTGAGATTCCTGCGACGATTGTTGAGTCGGTGGCAAACTATTATTGGCGTCACTTTGATGTGCATGACGAATTTCGTTTGGTGATCAAGGATTTTGTGATCCTTGGTCACGGCTGGCTGAAAACGACGTGGGCTTTTGAGGAAGAACAGCAGGACGTTCCTCCTGACGAGTGGAAGCAGATGGTTCAGCAGGCTTTGCTTCAGCGGAACATGGCGCAAGCCCAGGCGCAGCAGGCTGGCGTGACGGGTATCACGTTCCCGACAGATCAGGAAGTGGTTGCTTCGATTCCGCAGAAAAAGACTGTGGTTATTGAGGATAACCCTGCGGTTGAGCGTGTGTCGCCGTTCGATATTTTTGTTGATCCGACTGCTACTCGTCTGAAGAATGCTCGTTGGATTGCTCAGCGTATCTTTATGCCTTTGGAACAGGCACAGTTGAACGCTGATTGGGATGCGAAGGCCCGTAAGGAATTGACGGGCACGGCGATGCTTCGTGAGAAGGTCGATGTTGCAAAGGAAGGTGAGGAGAAGCCTCGGGACAAAGACTTTGCTACGATCTGGGAATTCTATGATCTGATTTCTGGCGAATCGTGTGTGTTTGCTGAGGGTGCCAGCCTGTTCCTTGCCAAGCCCGAGAAGTCTCAGTTCCGAAACAAGCACCCTTATGTGATGGTGTCGAACTATCAGGTGCCAGAACGGCTTTATCCTATTGGTGATATTGAAACTGCTGCCCCGTTGCAGCAGGAATTGGCGATCACTCGTACGCAGATGATCAACGACCGTAAACGGTTCCGTCGAATGTATCTGTACCGTCCTGACGCCATTGGCGAGGACGGCGTGAACAGCCTGTTGTCGTCTGATGACAATGCGATGATTGAGGTTGAGGGTGATCGTCCGTTCTCGGACGTTCTTGCTCCTGTTGGGACGATGGCGTTGCCGCCTGAGTTCTATAATCAGACGAACATGATTTTGCAAGATATCAACCTGGTGTCGGGTGTGTCTGAATATCAGCGTGGTGCTGTTTCCGAGATTCGTCGTACGGCTACTGAGGCGTCGATGATTCAGGATGCAGCGAATGCCCGTGCTGCCGACAAGTTGAGTATTGTTGAACGGTCGATTGGTGAGGTTGCCCAGCGTGTCGTGCAGTTGGCTCAGGAGAATCTTACGTCTGAGCAGGTTGCAAAGATTGTTGATGAGCAGGGTGCGATTCAGTGGGTTCCTTATACTGCTGAGTCGATTATGGGTGAGTTTGATTTTGAGGTTGAGGCGGGTTCGACTCAGCCTCAGAATGAGACTACTCGCCGTCAGTCTGCTATGCAGTTGATGGATGCTATGGCCCCGTTTATTCAGATGGGCGTTATTGATCCTCGTCAGATGGCTGAGCATTTGATGAAGAACGGTTTTGGGATTAAGAACCCTGAACGGTTTATGACTGCGCCTCCGCCTCCGATGGGCATGCCTGGTCAGCCTGGGGCACCTGGCGAACAGCCTGGTGAACCGACTGATAATCCTAATCAGGAGCAGCCTGGCGAGCCTGCTGATCCTGGTATGAGCGGCCCGCCTCAGGGCATGCCGCCTGGAATGTAGACGATATATGATCTATAGAGTAGGACAACCTTCGTAGAATGGAACCGAAAACATATGGGTGCTGAGGACATGGATGCCGCTTTTGAAACTGCTATGGCAGCGATTGAAGCGGGGGATGCCAACGGTATTGGTGAAGTAAAGGGTGACTTTAAGTTCACTGGTATTGAGGACTCGGACACTGATGATAGTCTCGCTCTTGATCTGGATGATGATTCAGATGGCGGCGAAACTGGTGAAGGCGAGAATACGAATGATGATACTGAGGACACCGATGGTGCAACCAGTTCAGATCATACTTTCGATTGGGCCGAATACAAAGACCAACTTGTCAAGGTAAAGGTTCACGGCCAAGAGGTCGAAGTTCCTTTGGGTGAGGCACTTAATGGTTATATGCGCCAAGCAGATTATACGCAAAAGACTCAGGCTAACGCTGAGGCTTTGCGGATGGCTGAGTGGGCAGGACAGTTGCGTGACGCTTTCGCACAAGACCCTGCGGGTACGATCCAGTATCTACAGCAAGTTTATGCACAGCAGCAGGCTCCTGTAAATGATCCTTACGATTCTATTGATCCCGAATTTCAGCCGCTTGTTCAGCAGGTGCGTCAGCAGGAGCAGGTTATTGCTCAGTTGAAGCAGCAGTATCAGGTGGTTGAGCAGGAGAGGGTTCTGTCAGAGGTTCGTGCAGAAGTTGCACAAGTGATGGCAGAGTTTCCCGATTTTGATGCAGAGAAGGTTCTTCCTATCGCTGCTGATCGTGGTCTGAGTATCAGGGATGCGTATTTGCTGGCAGAAGCACAAACTCTTGTCCAGTCACAGAAGCAGGCCCAGAAGGCCGCAGCGGATGCCGCTGCTGTCGCTGAGCGTGAGGCTGCTAAGCGGGCCGCTAAGGGCCGTACTGTGAAGGGTTCGGGGAATGCGAAGGCGGCGAGTACGATGCCTGAGTTTGATTCGTTTGAGGAATTGCTTGATTGGAATATGAAAAACTCGTAACTCGCGTCTACAAAGGACTAGATTTAAATGCCCAACGCAAACTTTGACAATATCGTTTCCAGTACACTTAAGGCGTACTGGGCACCAGACGGTAAGGCTAACCAGAACATCTTTAAGCGCACGGCTCTCCTGTCGTGGCTTCTTGACAACAAGTTCGATAAGCAGGGTGGTGCAACTGCTGTTGCTCCCATCATGTATGCCAAGAACAGCACGTTCGTCAACTATCAGGACTATGACGTTCTGACCCCTGCCGTCGATACCATTCTGACGGCTGCCGAATTCCAGTGGAGCCAGTCGGCTATTTTCATCCCGCTGTCGGGCATGGAGGAAGCGAAGAACAGTGGCGACCGTCAGGTTGTGTCGCTGCTCAAGGCTAAGACCGATAACGCCGAGCAGACTGCTGCTGAGCAGTTTGAAACCATGTTCCTCACCTACTATGGTCTGGCTGGTTCGGGTGTGTCT